TTTCTATACAAGTACAAACAATATCCTCACCATTAGATAATTTTATAATTTTGGTGTTATTATCATTCATATCCTTATCCTATCTATCTCTACTATTTATAATTTAAGAGTATCAATTTCATAGTCAAATTGTTCTTCATTGTATATGTTGATTCTTTCTAAAAAGTGACTTAAAGTAAAATTCTTTCTTTCTTTATGACTAAAATCATCACCTATATCTAAAAGCGTTGTATATAATACACTTTGATTTGATTTGCGCAAACCGCGGCCGAGTGATTGTAACACTCGTATTCTAGACTTGGACGGAGATGCGAACACGATATTATGTAAGTTCCTAATATTAATACCAGTACTAAATGTACCATACGACGCGATAATAATTGCATTTTTTTCTTTCTCCGTTATTGCTCTAATATTTTCTCTTGTTTCTGTGTCTGTTCCACCATGTATAAAGAATACTTTCCTTTTAAAGTCTTTCATCAGGTCGTGTAGTAAAACACCATGTTTTTCCACTAATTGATATAAACATAGTGTATTACCACTCAACTTCTCACAAAGTCTTGAAATGAAGTGATTCCGTTCCTTGTGTGAGACAATGTAATCTAGTTCTTCATTATACTTTAAATCTTTAACTATTTTACAGTCTTCTTCCTTATGTTTTAATAGAATACATTTAATCTTTAAATCAGCTAGTGTATCTTTATCAATTAGTTCTTTAGTGGTTGTAACTTTTTCAACCTTTCCAAATAATCCCTCTAAAACTAATCTATGTGTCTGTGTACCATCTAGTGTACCTGTTAATCCAAAACGATACTTACAGTTTATCAATTTGGTCATAATCGAGGTCAAAGATTTAGATTTAAATAGATGAGCTTCATCACCTATAACACATCCAAAATTTTCAAAGTATTTTTTATCTAGTTTATAGATAGACTGCCATGTTGATATAACTACAGGTTTATCTGTAATTTTATCATGACCTTGATATATTCTATGTAAGTATTTATCATCCCAACCATAGTCAAGAAAATCTGAATACATTTGTTCTACTAGTGATGTAGTTGGTACTAATATCAATATCTTCTTATCTTTCAATAAAAGATTATAATATCTGATAAGTGCGTATATAATTAATGATTTACCACTTGCAGTTGGTGATATCAACATACCACGATTTTTAGATAACGCGTAGTGTATTGCTTCTGTCTGATAATCTCTAAGTATTAAATCTTTACCTTTTGATTTTGGTTTAAGTGATTTAATAAAGTCTTCTACAACCTGTATGTCTATATCTTTTGTATCATCTACATCATCATCTATCTCATAACCTATATCATTTCTATCACAAAACTCTTTGACATAATCTAATAGACCTACATATAATTTTCCTGTTTTATCAGAGAATAATCTTATCTTACCATCCCATAGGTGATTTCGAAACATTGGCATAAACCTATGACCAGGTACTTCGAATGTAAAATACTGTACTAACTCGTAGCAGATACCAGGGTTATCGCATTCTATTTTTAGATAAACTTCATTCAGTTTAGATATGTGAATTTTGTAATGTACCAGGTTGTCCATAGTCACCTCTTAATAATATATTCCATGATATACTAATTCTGTAATCTTTATTTTCAGGTACCCAATGTTGTAACCAAGCGGGAAACATTAATCCAAAACCTTCATCAGAATCAAATTGTAACATCCCTGAATTTTCAAATGTAGAATGTTTTATATTAGGATGTAATACATTGGCCTGTGGTCTTGGGTCAAAAAATTGTATTGGTGCTGAATTTCTTGAATGTAAATAATATACACCAGATAGTATATTATTTGAATGAGTATGTGGTGGATGTGTTTCGCCTGTTGTTAATTGATTTGCCCACATACCTGTAATCTCTATTTTATCATATTCGTATTTGTATGTCTCTCTTAATATCTTATTTGCTAACTTGTATATTTCCATAGAAAATTTTGGTATCTTTATATTTAAATTATCTTTAGTTTGAATAATTGATTCAGTTTTCTTTTTTTCTATATGACTAAGTTCTTTAATAACAGTATTACGCTCATTCTCATTCATATCGAATCTAAATTCTGATACGATAGTTGGAAATACTTTATGAGTTGTTACATCAACCATGATACTACACTCCAGCGTGTTCCTTTTGTAACTTTCTTAACTTCATGTGGAAACATAAAATTTGATGGGAAGATTAATGCATCACCTTTATGAATATTTAAATGTAATTCTGACACGATAAATTGACCACCTTCAAAATCATCATTTAAGAATAATAAAACTGATGCCTGTGGATATCCAAACATCTGCCCATGACTATGATGTATATTATCACAATGTCTTGACATATATCCACCTTTATCATATTTGTTCAATCTAAAATCAGTTGTTTTCTGTGCAACAAAAACTCTATCATTTTTTTTCTGTTGTTCTGAATATAAATCCGTTACATCAGATACTATATCTTTTAGTTCATCATAAAATTTTTCATTTTTACGAATCCATATTTCATCCATTTTAACTTTTTCATCATGTGGTGATATTCCGTCATGAGTTGAATAAGTTGATTTTGAATATTGGAAATCTGTATTTATGATATTATCACAAAGAGAATCCGTCACCATTTTTTTGTAGTGGCCGATAAATCTGTAATAATTTTTCATTGATTTAATCTCTGAGCTCAATTTTCACTTTATCCATATCTAATTTTTTATCTTTTTTCAGTTTATTGTACCACGCCGATTTACTTTTATCTTTAAACGAAGTTTTAAATACTACTACAGTTCTTAATTTATAACACTCTCTACTTACAGGTTGACCTTGATGTGGTAAACTAGCAGTAAACGCAATTAATCTGTTTCCAATGTATTGAAGATATGTTGGATGACTATTTTTTTCTTGTATCATAGTTCCACCACCATCTTCTTTTTCCCAATCCATTCTAGGATAGTATATCATAGTAATGTCACCATCATCTAGATGTACATGAGGTTCTATTCCATGAGTATGAGCATTAAAATATACTCTTTCCATTTCTACTTCATTTTCACCAGTAAAGTTTTTTTCTACACTATTCCATAAAGGTTCAACAAATTCATATCCATTTTTATTACATTCTTCTATATCATGTCCACCAAGAACATGCCAATGTTTATTCTTTCCACCTTCAACAGATGCGTAATCATACTTCCATGATATCTCTCTCATATGTAAATCAACCAATTGAGCAACATGGTCTTCTATAAAATTATCAAATACTTGTATCATTACATCATCCCCGCTTCAAACGATTTCCATTGTATCGCATTTTTAATATCCCAACCTCTTGATTGTATGGATTTAAGAACACCATCTAGATATTTAACAACAGTCTCTAGATATACAATTTTATTTTCTATTGTAATAATTTCTTCATCTGATTCGATATAAACTGATAAGTCTGATTTGAGTACCTTTAGGTCAAAGGGTTTTGTTTCATAAATCTTTGCGTCTGCTTTTCCACCATAATATTCCCACTTCTCTCTGTATAACATTTTATAATCACTCTTTGCTTTGTACATTAACAATTCAAAATTAGATTTTGTATCTAGATATTTTGTGTATAGTTCTTGGTTTTTTAAAGATTCAGTATCAAGTCTTTCATCATTTATTTTTAAGTCTTGTGAGACTTGGGCTTTAAGTTCATCTAAAGTCATAATCACTCCTATTCATTATATTGATTAATTATTTATAGTTTAACTATTTCGTATATTTTATATTTAAAAGTTACTTCGGTTGTTAAATATTCAACATCATTCGTATTTTGATTATAAGCTAATGACC